TACACTGAACAGTACTACTGGAACAGTAACTAATCTCAATGGTACTGATATTAACTATAGTGGTGTTGGTACTATTGCTACACTGAACAGTACTACTGGAACAGTAACTAATCTCAATGGTACGAATGTAAATTATAATGGCATTGGAACTGTTGCAACTTTAAGTGGAACTAATATAGATTACTCTGTAGGCAATTTATCAACTTTAAATGCAACTACAGGTAATATTGTTACTGGTGTGGTTACAACCTTAACAGGAACTAATATCAATTATAGTGGTATCGGTACTATTGTAACTCTGAACAGCACTACAGGAACTGTAACTAATCTTAGTGGAAGTAATATTAACTATAGTGGTATTATAACAGCATCGGAATTTACGACTGGGAATGGAAATCTTGGTTTTACTACAAATACCATTAGTGGACCTTCAGAAATTATAATTGATCCACTCCCAGTAGGGGTAGGAGTAACCAGCGGAAGTGTAAGAATTAGGGGTGATTTATATGTAGATGGCACCAATTTTATTGTTAATTCTCAAACAATAACTCTTGCAGATTTTGTTGTCGGTATTGCAACAACGGTTCCTAACAATAATTTACTTGATGGTGCTGGCATTGGTATAGGAAGTGAAGTTACATTCCTTTATGACTACACAAATTCTTCATTGAAGTCAAGTGAGAATTTAAATCTTGCTGCAAACAAATCTTACAAGATTAATGGGGTTGATTTACTAAATTCAAATCAACTCACAGTACCAAATATAAATTCAAGTGGTGTTGGTACTATTACAACATTAAACAGTACCACAGGAACAGTAACTAATTTAAGTGGTACAAATATTAATTATACTGGTATTGGTACTATAGTCAATATTGATAGTACTACAGGAACTTTCCACAACTTAGTGGGTGCTGCACTATCAATTTCTGGCATATCAACAATATCAGTTAATAGTTCTTCTAATGCATTAAGAATCACTCAAACTGGTTCTGGAAATGCTTTAGTTGTTGAAGATGAAACAAACCCAGATGCAACTCCATTTGTAGTTACTTCAACTGGTTCCGTTGGAATAGCAATTACAAACCCATCATCAAAACTTCATGTTATTGGTGATGCAATAGTAACCGGAATTTTAACTGCAACTGATGGAATTCAGGGTATTGGTATTCAATCAGGTGGAGTTACCATAACGACTGGTATTTTAACAGCGTTTAATTTTGTTGGTGCAGGAAATACTTTCGCGTATAATCCAGCAACAAAAACAATTGATATTAATATAGATGGTGGGCAATGGACTTACTCAGATACATCAAATATAGAAACAAGTAACATTTATCGATTAAATGGAAATATTGGGGTGGGGACTGCGATTCCAACATCAAAACTTCATATTATTGGAGACACATTTATATCTGGAGTAATTACTTCAACAGATTATAATTCAGCCTCTGACATTAACTTGAAGGAAAATGTAAAACTGATAGAAAATCCGGTTGATAAAGTACTCCAATTGAATGGCGTAACATTTGATTGGAAAGAAAATAAAAAGTCATCTATGGGTGTTATTGCACAAGATGTTGAAAAAGTTATTCCTGAACTTGTTAGCAATGGATCTATAAAGACTGTTAATTATAATGGATTAATTGGATTATTGATTGAAGTTGTAAAAGAACAACAGAATGAAATAAATATTCTGAAAAATAGATTAAATAGTTTGGATGCATAATTATAAACTAAATAATAAAAACTACCCAGTGTATACGAGGACGGTAGATGGCAATTAAGATTCAAGGTTCTACTATCATTGATGATAGTAGAAATATTACAGATGCTGGGATAACTACGGTAAGTTCTATAAGTATTGGGAATACCCAAGTTATTAGTTCTGGTAGAGAACTTCAGAATATTGTTTCTTTAGACTCTACAACAACAGCGACGATTGAATCTGCAATCTCAAATTCACCAAATGTATTCAGTGATTTAACTGTAACTGGCGTTACTACAATATCAGTCAATAGCTCTTCTGACGCATTAAGAGTAACTCAGACTGGTTCTGGTAACGCCTTTATAGTAGAGGATGAAGCGAATCCAGATGCAACTCCTTTTGTAATAACTTCAACAGGTTCTGTTGGAGTAGGTACAATAAATCCGAATAATAGAGTTACTTCGGAAAATACAGCAGTCCTTGCTGCGGGTATTGTCACTGCATATAAATTTTATGGAGATGGATCAGGATTATTAGGAGTTTCTGGTTCAAACTGGGTTACTAGTGATGTTGGAATTAACACTCTTTCTAATGTCGGAATTGGAACCACAAATCCAACAGAAAAATTAGATGTTCTTGGAAATGCAAAAATTTCAGGAATTGTTACTGCATCATCATTTTCAGGAACTGGTGGGTATTTAACTTTAGGCACATCTGATGATGGGAGTCTGACATCATCAGGAGCATTAAACACATTCACTACAAGCACTAAGATAGTTAATGGTATAGATGATCTAAATGAACTGGCATTTAATATTATTAGAAATACGGCAGTTACTAATGTTGACTTTTCTTCCAATTTAGTTGCGGGAGGTTCTCCACTCTCAGTTACTTTATCTGTTACAAGTTCCGGAAACGCCAATCGTTATGATGTTGATTGGGGCGATGGAAATACAACTTCTAATTATGCTTCTTCATCTATTCCACACACATATACTAACTCAAGTGGCGGATTATATTCAATCACATTAACCGCAAAAAATAATACTGGAGTTGGAGCAGGAAGTTCATTTACAACTTCTAAGACAGATTACATTACTCTTTATACACCAAATCCAGTAGTTGGATTTGCCCTTTACAGAGCTTCTAGTGGAGGAACTGCTCTTTCAGGCAATGACTTATATGTTATAGAAGGACAATCTTTATACTTAGATAACAATACAACAAATACTAGTGGTGCAACCGTCAACTATACAATGAATTGGGGTGATGGATCATCTAATGATTCTATCGCAAGTGACTCAGCAGATGGTGGAGCTGGAGTTAGTGCCAATAGATTACAGCACACTTGGGGTCAAGGAACGAATAGTTCAACTACTACAGATACACTTACATTAACTTTAAACGCACATAATACTGCAAACCCAGCAGTTATTCCCGCTACTGGTACTGTAGCACTTAAAGTTTATGATGATGCCCCAGTTCCTCCAGATGGATTAAGTAGCAAAACATTATCGAATGTTACTAGTACTGGAACAAGTCCAAAACTTGCCTCAGGATTTACTGATAATACTGGAGGAACCACTTTATCTGCAGGAAATGATGTCAATCGTGTAATTAATGGAACTCCAGAAGCAACAGCAACTGCATCATTTGCTTACAATGCAAGTAGTGGAACTCTTACGGCAAACATAAATGGTTCTGCAGATGGTTCTAAAGCATTTACAAATGCTGATGACTCTGGAACTTATACGAGCTTGGTAATTACCGAAGAAAGCGACTATCAACTATTAAATTCTTCTGGATCTTCCGTTACTTTTGCAGCAAGTACTTTTTATCCTGGGGCTTATAAAGGATTCAAGGCAAAGGTTTCCAAATCCGCTTCAAGTTTAAGCACTGGCGTTAATAGTATGCAGTTGCTTCATAGCTCCACTGGAAATACAAATATTGTTGAATTTGTAAAAGATGATATGACTGCATCACCAACGGTGAGTATTGCTGGTGCGACTTTATCGGAAGGAACTGGAGGAACAAAACGCTATATTTCTGGTATTCCTTATTACAATACAGGTTCACCAACTCTTACATTATCCGGAGTAACTGTTACAAATCTTGTCGGACAAGCATACACCAATCAATCAAATATCGTAGAGGTTGACACTGGAACAAACCAAGAAGGAACTTCAAGTGCGGCTACAAATGATACTGATTATACTTATGCTCAGATTGACGGTGCAGTAACAATGTTAAGCGGAGGAATACCTTTAGTAAACACGGGTACTTCTTCTCCATATGCAATTGGCAATCTAACAGTTCCCATCACATCTTCAAGTGTAAGAACTGTTGATAGAGTTAAAGTTCGAGCAAGAAATGTAAATGGAGTTGCCAGTTACACAAGTGATATTTCAACTAATATTCAAGTTCATACTGCAGCTCAATCTGGGATATCTGAAATTTCTATAGCAGTTCCTTCAGGACTTGGAGATGGAACTTATACAGATAATGGTAAGAGAATATTTGATTTTAATGCTGCAACTACAAACACTCCATCTTATAGTGGTGCCACTAATTTTTATACAAATAGTCCATATAGTGAATCATCAGATCCAGGAGTTGCTGGAACAAAAGAAGCAACAGTAAGATTGGGCGTATTAAAATATGATGTAACAGATTATTCGACAGGATATCTACCTACTGGTCCAAACAGAAGTGGCGATACTGGAACTCAGTATTTCACTTTTGCTTTCAGGAGAAAATCTGTAGCTAACTTTGATATTAATATTACATCATCTGGAATTTCGGGTCTCTGGATTGCTGCACCCGGAACAAGTATAGATACTACAAGTGGATTAAATGGTTGGTTAAGAGCAGATACAACTTATGCAGGTTCTGGCGTTCCTGGAAGTGGATCTGGTGGAAATGGTTCTGATGGATGTGCTTTCACCAGTGGGGATAGAATTCTCACATCAACTTCTCTCAGTGGTGGATATACAATGACTTTGGGAAGTGAAAATATGAGTAATGCTACTGGTAATGTTGTTCTTGTTCGAATTGCCTTAACATCTGGACAATCAGTATCAAGTCTTAGTATAGGAGCTGCTGCATAAGATGACTATCTCAAACGATCAGAAGATTGATTATCTCTGGAAAAAACTTGGTTACGGTAGAACTAAAACGGATACTTCTTCCGTAAAGGACGCCGTAAACGAATCTATTTCAAGTCCTCTATTAATAAGGGGAGATACTGTTTGGACCCAGGCAAATTTAATCCCAACAACTATTCCAGGTAGCAGCACATCTATAGTTACCTTATATCCAACATCCTTACCCGTTGAATGCACTGTAGATATTACAGCATCTTCTAATAGGACTTGGAAGACAAATATAACAGATTGGATTCCACCAGAAATTGGTTCAACATATCTTATAAAAGTTTACATTCATACCTCTGGAAATGCAGCTACTGCTGCCGCTTCAGGTACTCAAGTATTTGCTACTGGTTCTGGTAATAACGACGAATGGTTCTTTGATTATCAGTCGGGAGTTTTAAATTTCATTGGAACAAATCTTCCCAATGGAGTTAGTTTTACCGGAAAGAGTGTTTATATCAGTGGGGCAGTTTATAGTGGGCAAAAAGGAGTAACTGCAACAGGAACAGCGGTTAGTTTCTCAAACATTTATGCAAGTGGAATCATAACTGCATCCCAATTTTATGGAGATGGTTCTGGATTATCCGGAGTATCTGCTTCAAAATGGTCCACAACAAATGCTGGTATTCATACTCTCTCAAATGTTGGTATAGGAACCACAAATCCCACCCAAAACTTAGATGTTAAGGGTTCAGTAAAAATTAGTGAAAGAATTTATGATTTTAATAATAATCCCGGAGGTGCTAATTATGTTTTATCTTCCGGAGGTCCATCTGGTTCATGGACTTGGTTACCTGTAACTGATGTTGGGGCAGGAACACTCGATGCTGTTTTTATAAGACAGGATGGTAGTAATGTTGGAAATGGAACTGCAACAACATTTGATTTTTATGAGAATTTTTCAGTTACCCAACCATCTGCAGGAATAGCATCGATAAGAATCAATAGCGTAAATTTAATTGATGCATCATCAATATCAGCTAATAGTTCCTCAAATGCATTAAGAATCACTCAAACAGGTTCTGGCAATGCTTTAGTTGTTGAAGATGAAGCAAATCCAGATGCAACTCCTTTTGTTGTTAGTGCCACTGGTAATGTTGGAATCGGAACTTCAAGTTCGACATCAAAATTAGATGTAAGGGGTGATATAATAATAGCTGGCGTATCTACTTTTATTGGTTTAGTAGAACTTGATGGTTCTTTAAGAGACATTTATGGAAATGTAGGTGCTGCTGGGTCTATTCTTGTCTCCACTGGTGCTGGAGTAAGTTGGACTGCTCCATTTGCTGCAGGTATTCAAGGTGTCCAAGGACTTCAGGGTACTCAGGGATTACAAGGTTTAGGAGGTTCTCAAGGAACCCAAGGACTTCAGGGATTACAAGGTTTAGGAGGTTCTCAAGGAACTCAAGGTACTCAAGGACTTCAGGGATTACAAGGTTTAGGAGGTTCTCAAGGAACTCAAGGTACTCAAGGACTTCAGGGATTACAAGGTTTAGGAGGTTCTCAAGGAACTCAAGGACTTCAGGGTACTCAGGGATTACAAGGGACAACAGGATCGCAAGGTATTTCCGGTCCAGTAGCAGGATCTGCAAATCAAGTTGTTTATAAAGATGGTTCAAATAATCCAACAGGTTCTGCTAATCTCACTTTTAATGGAACAGAATTAGTTACTCATACACTAACTGTTCTCAACAATACTGATATCAACGGCAATTTAAATGTTGATGGAAGTATTACAATTGGCGGAACATCAGCACAACTCAACACTCAACAACTTACAGTAGTTGATGCTGACATTGTTCTTGGTATTGGTACTTCATTCTCACCAAGCGATGCAACAGCGAGTCATGGTGGTATTGCAATTGCATCAACTGAAGGAACTCCACTTGTAAGTCTTGCGATTGGTGGAGAAACCAACCCAGACACATATAAGAAAATTATGTGGTTTAGGGGTGGTGATATTGGCGCTGGTATTACTGATGCTTGGTTGTTTAACTATGGCGTTGGTATTGGTTCTACTCAAGTTCCTAATGGAGTAAGACTTGCTGCTGGTGCAATTCAAGTTAGCGATAATAAACTTGATGTTAGTGGTGATATTGATTTTAGTGGAACTTTCTATCAAAACGGAAGTCCATTTGTAGCATCAAGGTGGACTGCTGGAACTGGTGATAATATCTATAGATTAAATGGAAATGTTGGTATAGGAACTACAAATCCACAAACAAAACTTGAACTTAATGGTGTTCTTGGATTTACAGGTAGTAATATAAAAATTGGTAATAATATAACTGGTGAAAATATTTCAGGTGGGACCGATAATATTCTTATAGGAACAGAAGCAGGACGTTATTTAACTGATGGTACTGGTAATGTTCTTATTGGACCATCAGGACCATCAGGAACACCTGGTGTAGTTCCTGCCTTGGTTGGTTATAGTGACAATAATAGGTTAGTTATTGGTTCAGGAAATACTGCTTGGATTTATGGTGATAGTTCTTATCATCTTAATATTAATGAAGTATTAAAATTTAATGATGATGTTTCTGCAAAATATAATATATTCCTTACCGGAGCGGATAAAACTACATTATATGACACATCTAATAGAGGTAATAAAAATATATTTTTGGGGTATGAAGTAGGACTTAATGACAGTGGCGGTGATTACAATACCTTTATTGGTGAGCGTGCAGGATATAATAACTATGGTGGAAATGGCAATATCTTTATGGGGGGTTCTGCAGGATTTTCTAATACTGGTGGATATAGCAATACCGTTATTGGCCCTGGTGCAGGATATGATAACACTGATGGATTTTACAATATCATTATAGGTAGATGGGCGGGAGTTTATAATAATGGTGGATTTAACAATACCTTTATTGGTGAGCGTGCAGGATATAATAACTATGGCGGTGATTACAATACCTTTATTGGACCTTCTGCAGGATATGCTAATACTGGTGGTTCTTACAATGCATTTATGGGTTATGAAGTAGGATATAATAATACTGGTGGTTATTACAATACCTTTATTGGACCTTCTGCAGGAAATGCTAATAATGGTGGTGATTACAGTACATTTATTGGCCCTAATGCGGGATATAATAATGCTGGAGGAACTTCTAATATCTTTATAGGTCCTCAATCAGGATATAATAATACTGATGGTTCTTACAATACCTTTATTGGTGAGAGTGCAGGAAGTAATAATCAAGGATCTAATAATATCTTCTTTGGAAATAATGCAGGAGCTGCTAATACCTCTGGAACTAATAATGTTGCTATTGGCAAATTTGCAGGAGTTTATCTATCTAGTGGTAGTAATAATGTTCTTATTGGTCCATCAGATAGTTATGGTCCAACTTCTAGTCCTCCTATTCCCGATGGAAGTAATCAGTTAGTTATTGGTTCAGGAAGTACTGCTTGGATTTATGGTAATAGTTCTTATAATGTCGGTATAGGAACCACAAATCCAACAACAGCACTTCAAATTAATGGAGTATTAGGATTTGGCATCGATCAATATGGAAATACTAACATAAGAATAGGTGATAATACTACTGGTTCCTCCATTACTGATGGATTTAATAACATTTTTATGGGCATTGGTGCTGGTAATTATACTACTTCTGGATATTCGAACCAATTCTTAGGTGGTTTTGCAGGAAATAATAATATTGATGGAGGTACTAATATCTTCATAGGAGAATCTGCAGGATATAATAACACTAGTGGAAGTAGTAATATCTTTTTGAATGCTTTTGCAGGATATAATAATATTAATGGAAATGCTAATAATTTCCTCGGTGTTTTTGCAGGAGAGGATAATATTGATGGATACCACAACAACTTCTTTGGCAATCGTGCAGGAAACAGCAACAAAAGTGGAAATTATAATATCTACCTTGGACCACTAAGTGGAATTTCCACAGCAGCATCTAGAAAAATTATAATTGGTTCGGGTGGTCCTGGTCCTGATTTATTTGATTCACCAAACACCACCAAAGACACTCAATTTGCTGTTGGTGTAAGAACTGATGAAAACCCAAGTAAATATTGGTTAGTTGGTGATGAAAACTTTAATATTGGTATAGGAACCACAAATCCAACTGAAAAATTAGATGTTGGTGGAAACTTAAGAATTCGTTCTGGTCTTAATGATTTTTATAATAATGTAGGTGCTGCTGGGTCTATTCTTGTATCAACTGGTGCTGGAGTAAGTTGGACTACTCCATTTGCTGCTGGTATTCAGGGAACCCAAGGTCTTCAGGGACTTCAAGGATTACAAGGTTTAGGAGGTTCTCAAGGAACTCAAGGTCTTCAGGGATTACAAGGTTTAGGAGGTTCTCAAGGAACTCAAGGTCTTCAGGGATTACAAGGTTTAGGAGGTTCTCAAGGAACCCAAGGACTTCAGGGATTACAAGGTTTAGGAGGTTCTCAAGGAACTCAAGGACTTCAGGGTACTCAGGGATTACAGGGCACTCAAGGAACCGCTGGTCCAGTAGCAGGATCTGCAAATCAAGTTGTTTATAAAGATGGATCTAATGATCCAACAGGATCTGCAAATCTTACTTTTAATGGTACATCTTTATTTACGAATCAATTAAGTGTCTCCGGAGTTTCTACATTCACTAATGGACCAGTATTAGTTGGAACAGCAACATCAACAGGAACAGCATCACAAAGATTACAAGTAACTGGTGGTGCTTATGTTTCTGGTAATACTGGTATCGGAACCACAAATCCACTACAAAACCTTCATGTTCTTGGAAATCTTCTTGTTGCTGCTGGTTCTTCAACAGGACAACACATTACTCAAAAGGCATATGAGTTAAATTCAGGTACTCTTTCTTGGGAAGGTTCCGCAGGTCAGTTATTCAGTATTACAAATAACCTAACATCAGGTTCCATATTCTCAGTTAATGATGTTTCTGGTATTCCAAGTATTGATGTAAACGCAAATGGTACAGTTTTACTTGGTCCTTATGGTGGCAACATTGGTGTAGGAACGACAAGTACAACATCAAAACTCCAAGTTACTGGTGATACTAATATTACAGGAGTAACAACATCACTAAGATTTGTATCAACGGTAGCAACAGGAACTGCACCACTCACAGTTTCTTCTACTACAGTAGTAACTAATCTTAACGCAGATTTACTTGATGGAAAGAACACCGGAACATCTGGAAACACAATTCCTTTATTAGATGGTGCAAATACTTGGTCCGCAAATCAAACTTTTAGTTCCCAAATTATATCAACTCAAGCAAACTCCACAACAACTGGTGGTGGTCAAATTTATTTGAATGGCAATACCGGAAATAGAATTGATTTTAATTCAAATGGTGTTGCTGCTCCTACATTTACTACAAGAAGTGCTGGTACAAAAATACTTTTATATTCGGGTATAGGTGGAGCAACTGTTGATTATGCGTTTGGTATTGAATCTAATACTTTATGGTCTTCTGTTCCCGATTCATCATCTCAATTCAAATGGTATGCTGGAACTACCAGTATTGCTACTTTATCTGGTGCTGGAGTTTTCACTGCCACTAGTTTTAGTGGTTCTGGAGCATCCTTAACTTCTTTAAATGCATCAAACCTTTCTACGGGAACGGTTCCTACTGGAGTTCTTGCTTCAGGAACTGCCAACGCGACAACATATTTGAGAGGAGACCAGACTTGGGCTACGATTAGTGGTGGTGCAACTCTTTCAAATGATACAACAACAAACGCAACTTATTATCCAACATTTGCCAATGCAACTTCTGGTACTTATTCGACAGCATATGTATCAAGTACAAAATGCACTTTTAATCCATCAACAGGAACATTATCCGCAACAGTATTTACGTCACTATCTGATAGGACACAAAAAACTGATATTCAACCAATTAAAAATGCACTATCTTTAGTAACTCAACTTGAGGGTGTAAGATATAAGTGGAAAGATGAAAATAGTCAACCTTCAATTGGTGTGATTGCACAAGATATTGAGAAGGTACTTCCAGAAGTTGTTGCAGAAAACGAAGATGGTCTTAAGTCAGTATCTTATGGAAATATTGTTGGCGTATTGATTGAAGCAATCAAAGAACAGCAAGAACAAATAAATATCCTTAAGGAAGAAATTAAGAGTTTGAAGGAAAAGGATTTTTCATAATGGCAGTTGCTTATAATCCCGGCACAGTTACAAATGGTCTTGTATTAGCACTTGATGCTGGAAATACAAAGAGTTATCCCGGAAGTGGAGCGACTTGGACCGATTTGAGTGGTAATAGTAATACTGGAACTTTAACTAATGGTCCTACTTACAATAGTTCTAATGGTGGATCTATTGTTTTTGATGGAGTTGATGATTATGTAACAAATGGCAATTCCAGTTTTACAATTGCTAATAATCTTTTTGCAGATACAAATGGATCTTGGAGTGTTTCTGCTTGGTTTAAATTTCCAGTTTCTCCAACACAATCAAGAAGTGATGCATTGAATGGTGGAAATTGTTCTTATCATATTTTCGGAAGAAGTGGCGGTATTGCAACTGGAGCGACATTTGGAATATTTGTTGCTGGAACATCTACTGTTTATGGCACAAATACAAATAAATGTGTTGCTGCTATTAGGGGCACAAATACCCCAATATCAAACACATTAGTAAATACAAACACTTGGTATAATGCAGTAGTAACTTGGAATGGTTCTGTTGCTTATGGGTATCTAAATGCATCTTCACCAACAACTTTAACAGTTGGAACTGCTACAGTGCAAATATACAATATTGATATTGGTAATACTGCATCATTAAATACACCATCTACAGGGTATCATAATTTTGAGGGATCAATAAGTAATGTTCAAGTTTATAATAGAGCTCTAACAACAGCAGAAATTTCACAAAACTTTAATGCACTTAGAGGGAGGTTTGAAATCTAATGGGACTCTCTCATTCGCCACAGATAGTAACACGAAATTTGTTACTCAACTTGGACTTCGGAAACATTCAGAAATGCTATAATGGCAGTGAAAATTTAATAACTTACAGTGAAGACATATCGCAGAATAGTTTCTCAAGTGACGTATCAATAACAACAAATAGCATTGTTTCTCCTAACGGAACATTAACTGCAGATACTTTAACTTCAACCACAAATGGAGGTTCAAATACTTGCAATGTCGATAAAAACTTAGTAGTAACTACAAATACAAACTATACATTTTCAGTTTTTCTTAAGTCTGGAACTAGTCCAAAAAGTACAATAAATTTATATTTTACTGTAGGAACTTTTAGGCAGGCAGTTTTAGAGATTACTTGGGGTTCCAGTCCAACAACATATTTAACCACAACTGCGGGAACAACTGCAACTTCACAACTAATTCAATATCCAGATGGTTGGTATAGAGCAATTGTTACCTATAATAGTGGAGATAATACTGGAGCGGTTTCTAGAGTTTATGTAAGAGATCAAGGAACTTCCAATGTCTCTGGACACAATGTTTATGTGTGGGGATGGCAAGTCGAAAGGGGGTCGCAAGCATCAGCATCACCATATGTTCAAACAGTAGCATCAACAGTCACAAGACCAACAACAGCAACATCAACAATCTCAAACTATTCTCATACAATTAATCAACCACAATATATCTCTTACGATGCAACAACTAACTCTATAAGATTTGATCGCAATGAAACCTTTGCAGACTTTACTGGATCTATTTCAGGAACAGTTCTTACAGTATCTGCAGTTTCAAGTGGAACCATTACAAATGGAATGGCACTATCATACACCGGATTAACACCAGCTCTTACAATTTCATCGTTTGGAACGGGAACTGGTGGAGCAGGAACTTATAACTTAAGTGCCAATATGGGAACCGTAACTTCTAGGGCAATGACTGGTGCATATAAGATTGGTGGTAATATGAGTGTAACTGCTTCTGGTGCTCTTGCTTCCAATACATATCTGTATAATGACCATACGACAGAAGTGTGGGCAAGAATTAATGATAGAAATCCAACACTATACGATACTTGTGAGGGAGAAAGTGTTTTAGTCACTTATCGAGGATACCACAGTATGTTTTTATATAATGCCAGTTCTTTGTTGTATTATATTTGGGATAATACCGGACCAACAATAAAAAATCTAACGAGTTTATCTTTAGGAACATCCGGAACTGACATTATTGAAGGTCAATGGTTTCATGTTGCAGTAACAAAATCTGGGACTACTTTTAAGACATATTTAAATGGAGTTCTTAAGAAAACTGATACCTTAACATCTACTGCTTTTTCTGGAACTAGTGATGATTTAAGATTAGGTGGTGCGGGAGATGGAAATACTGGTGCCTTTTATTACTATTCAGAAAACAATGTTGGATGCGTAAAAATGTATAATGCTGCATTGAGTGCTGATGAAATTTCACAAAATTTTAACGCATTAAGAGGGAGGTTTGGAATCTAATGGGAGTTTATAGCGGTCCAGATACATCAGAGACGGGGTTGGTTCTTGCACTTGATCCAGCAAATAAGAAATCTTATTCTCAAAATGAGTTTCAATATTCTACTGATATTTTTACTTGGTGCTCAACCGCTGGTTTAAATGCTTGTACAATTTCAAGAGATACAATAAGTTCTCCAGTTGGCAATACTCCACTGAAAATGGCAGTAACTGGAAATGACCCACATATAGGAACTTACAATAGTTCTACTTGGAATATTGCACCAGCAGCAAATGGACAGACTTGGGTTGTAAGTGTTTATGTCAAAGCAGATGTTGCAACAACTGGACAAATTTTTATATTTGGTGCCAATAGTTCAGGTACAGGATTTGTTAATGGTGCATGGTTAACAATAACATCAACAACTTTTAATATTACTACAGAATGGACAAGAGTGAATTATTATGTAACAATGGCTGATGCGACCATTGCTTATATTCATGTAAGATTAGATGGACCAGACACTGGCGGAACTGGACAAACTATATGGTGGGATGGTCTTCAAGTAGAAAGAGTGCCATCAGGAACAACTACACCAACTTCATTTACATCAAGTTATTATGGAGGCAGTGTTTTTAGAGACTTGAGTGGTAATAGTAATACCGGAACTTTGACAAATGGCCCATTTTACAGCGGTTCTAATGGAGGAACTCTTGTTTTTGATGGCAGTAATGATCACATTGTTCCAACTGGATTAACTGATTCTTTTTTTCAAGGAAACTGGACTATCAGTTTTTGGGTAAATTTTGATACTATAAACACAACTAGCGTTGATTCTAGTGATAAAGTTTTATTGCAACATGGTTCATTTGGTACAAGAACTGCTCTTCATTTAAATCAAAGAAATAGTCGTCTTTATTTTGGAATGTTTTTTGATGATCTATCTGGGACAAGAACTTTAAGTACTGGAACATGGTATCATATTGTTTTTACATTAAACAACACAACATATGCAAAAAGAATTTATATAAATGGTGTTTTGGACAACTCTCACACTGGGGGAGGTGCTTATACTGGTACTGGTAATAATGCAAAAATTGGACAGAGCGTTAGTGCAAACGGAGTAAATTTTGATGGATTTATGAGTTCATGTGTTTTTTATAATCGCGTTCTTTCAGCATCAGAAGTTCAACAGAACTTTAATGCTACTCGTGGAAGATTTGGTGTTTAATTTTTTTGTAGTTTCAGATAAATACCTATAAATCTTGTGGGTGTATTGATTGAAGCAATTAAAGAACAACAGGTTCGTATCGAAGAGTTGGAGAAAAAGTTAAATGCCTAATCAGTTTTTCTCACCAGAAGGAGATTTGGAAAATTATTTTGTCACTGAATCTTGGTTGATAGACCAGTGGGTTGGTGATGAATTATGGACTTGGGGGCGTAATGATGTTAGCCAATTGGGAATCAACGCTACTGGTAATAGATCTACTCCAGTTACTACATTTGCTGGAGGAACCAACTGGAAACAAGTTGCCGGTGGATTTAAAAATAAAGCAGCAATAAAAACTGATGGGACTTTATGGACTTGGGGAATTAATTCCTTTGGAATATTAGGAGACAATACATCAGTCACAAAATCAACCCCAGTCACTACATTTGCTGGAGGAACCAACTGGAGACAAGTTTCTTCTGCACAATATCATGCAGCAGCAATAAAAACTGATGGAACTTTGTGGTGTTGGGGACTGAATCAGTATTCACAAATAGGAATTAACGCCACAGGTGCCAGAAGTACTCCAGTCACTACATTTTCTGGAGGAACTAACTGGAAACAAGTTTCTTGTGGAGGTGGCCATATTGCAGCAACTAAAACCGATGGAACTCTATGGCTTTGGGGACGCAATTCATTCGGAGGAATAGGAGATAATACCACAGTCCATAGATCAACCCCAGTCACAACATTCGCCGGAGGAACCAACTGGAAACAAGTTTCTGGTGGCGGTGTTTTCACGGCAGCAATTAAAACCGATGGGACTTTATGGCTTTGGGGTTATAATAATTATGGGAATTTGGGAGACAATACAACAATCCAAAAAAACACTCCAATCACAACATTTACTGGAGGAACCAACTGGAAACAAGTTTCTTCTGGAGGATATCATACAGCAGCAATTAAAACTAATGGAACCTTATGGACTTGGGGTTATGGTGCTAGAGGTGAATTGGGAGATAATACGATAACCCTCAAAAAATCAATTCCATCAACAACATTTTCTGGAGGAACTAACTGGAAACAAATTTCTGGTGGAGATTCTCATACCGCAGCAATTAAAACTGATGGAACCTTATGGATCTGGGGTTCATCTGCTTATGCTCAACTTGGAGCCAATGATTCAATTCAAAAAAATACTCCAGTTACTTCTTTTGCAGGAGGAACTAACTGGAAACAAGTTTCTGCAGAATTTCGACATACATCAGCAGTCTTCTCTGGAACCACACCAGACCTACCAATATCATAAATACTTAAAAAATTGCTATGGAAATCGCACTTATTCATAATAATTCATTAGAACTTGGCCCAATGGGATTTAATGTGAAATACATTAATGCCGATTTGGAAGACCTTGAAGTAGAAGAAAGAATTTCTCCACAAAGTTATACAGACCTTCCAATTCATTTTAGTGATGGTCTTACACATCTTCTGCCAATTGAAAAAGTAATTCCAGAACATGATCCAAAGTATCACAACATCGGAAATCTTACTTGGGAAATTATTGAAGAAGATGGTACTCCAATCAAAGTAGTATTTACTTATCCAATTATTGATAAGAGTCTAGAAGAAGTCAAAGTAATTCGTAAGCAAGAAGTTGCTCCATATAGAAAAGAAAAAGAAAATACGACAATTGCCTTAGATATTAATGGTAATTCAGTTCAAGTATCAACTTCAAGAGAAGAAAGGTTGATGCTAGCAAGTAAGTTAAGTGCAGCACCAGGTCCTCATAATTATAAGTTTGCCAATGCTTGGTTAGAAGTTACCACAGAAAATCTTCAAACTATTATCAGTGAAATTGATAAAGTAGTTCAAGATGCATTTGATTGGGAACTTGCAAAACTTCAAGAGATTGATGCTTGCACGACAATTGATGAGGTTTATGATGTGATTGTGAGAGAACTTCCAGAAATTCCTCAACCACCAATAGAGTGATATGCCAAATCCAGTAACTAATTTTGGGGATAGTTTTGGAACTGACCTTGGTAATAAATTAATTACCAAAGAATACTTAATGAGTGTTTATCCAAATATTGCTCAACAAATTGGAAAGACTCCGGAGTTGTGGTCTTGGGGATACGGTAATAGTGGAGTTTTGGGAGATAATACAACAACCAATAAATCAACCCCAATCACAACATTATCAGGAGGATCTAACTGGAAGCAAGTTTTTGCAGGAAGATTTCATACTGTAGCAACCAAGACTGATGGAACTTTGTGGACTTGGGGCAATAATAGTGGTGGTAGACTTGGAGACAATACAACAATTAACAAACTTACTCCCGTCACAACATTTGCAGGAGGAACTGATTGGAAATATTTGAGTGTAGGACTCAATAATACGATGGCAATAAAAACTGACGGAACTTTATGGATTTGGGGTCCAGGGGGATTTGGTAGACTTGGTGACAATACGGCAACAAACAAACTTACCCCCGTCACAACATTTGCAGGAGGAACTAATTGGAGAACAGTTAGTGGCGGATATCGTCATGTCATAGCAACCAAGACTGATGGGACTTTATGGACTTGGGGGGATGGAACTTACGGACAACTTGGAATTAATAGTACAGTTGCAATATCTACTCCAGTCACAACACTTGCTGGAGGAACTAATTGGAGAAGTGTCCATGCTTTCTTTCATCATAATGTCGCAATAAAGACTGATGGAACTTTATGGACTTTTGGACGCGGAGCACAGGGGCAAATAGGAGATGGTGGATTCACCAACAGATGTACTCCAGTTACAACATTTGCTGGAGGGAACAACTGGAAGCAAGCTTCTGCTGGAGATACCCATACAGCGGCAGTGAAGAATGACGGAACTTTATGGTCTTGGGGTTATGCTAGTTTTGGAAGACTCGGAAATGGGGGCACATCTGGCAATTTTACAACTCCAGTTACAACATTTGCAGGGGGAACTAGCTGGAAACAAGTTTCTACTGGCGAGGGTCATACAGTAGCAACCAAGACTGATGGGACTTTATGGACTTGGGGTAGTGGTAATAGTGGAAGACTTGGAACTAATGACACAATTACTAGATCCACTCCAGTCACAACAGTTATTGGAGGGACCAATTGGAAACAAGTTTCAGCTGGAGGTGGTCATATAGCGACAATTAAAAGCTCTGACAATTTATGAGGTATCTAAATACCTACAAAATAAATTATTCAATATGAACCCACTTGAATTGGTAGCAAAGACATTATATTCATTTAAAGAACAGCAACTAACATTCGAATTACTTGATGCCTTTGGAAAACAAGCACAAGTTTTTTTCTCAATATAATGATGTAGCAAAAATATTTTTTGAACTTAAGAACTTCTCCAAGGCAATTGAGTATGGAGAAAAGTCTCTCAAATTAGCACAAACAAAAGAAGAAAAATATACGACCTCTATGAATTTGATTAATGCATATAATCAATCAAATCATCCAGAGAAATCTATTACCCAAATTGATAAGTGCAAGAAGATAAATCCGCAAGATACTGAATTGCTTCTTGAGGAAACCTTCGCGTATTCTGCACTCAATCAAAAAGAGAAGTCAGAAAAACTACTCTTCAATCTTCTCAAATATAAACTACCAGAAGAGATTGAAAGAAAAGCATATCATAATCTATCAGGACATTATTTCCGTAAGGATGATATTCATACGGGACTTCAACACTTTCTCAAAGCAGGGGAAGTAGAAGCATATAAGAATCAAAAACATCCCGATTTTGAAAAATGGGATGGAACAGTGACGCCAGGAAGAACGATCATTGTAGATAATCAATGTGGCGCCGGTGATGAAGTCATTCATATTCGGTTTATGAAACACCTCAAAGACTTGGGAATGAAACCAATTTGGAGTTCTACTCGCAGAGAACTTGTAGAACTCTTCAAACATAATGGATATGATGCTGTTTGTATTTTGGGATAAACCAGAGTTTCCTAAAGATGCTTTCTGGGTTTATGGTCTGGCACTTCCATATTATCTCAATCTGCAACTCAAAGATATGGGAAGAGAACCTTATCTCCAAACACTCCCAGAATACGATAAGAAATGGGAGTGGATAAAAGAAGACACTGGATATAAGGTTGGAATGTTCTGGGCTTCTAGTTCTGGGTTCGAGCAGAACACTTTCCGTTCAGTAGAACTCAAAGACTATATGAGTGTTCTTGGAAACAAAGGATACTCACTTTATTCACTTCAAACTCACAGTGATAATAAGGATGCCAATGAGTATCCCGAAATCAAACAATCACTATCAGTTCCTAATAGAGAATATGCCGACACATTCTCAATCATCAAGAACCTTGATTTGGTAGTGACTTCTTGTAGTTTTGTGGCACATGTAGCAGCATCAATGGGTAAAGAAGTCTGTGTCTTTGTTCCTATTATGGAATATTATGTTTGGACTTCCTCTACAGGAAAGTGTATGTGGTATGGAGATAATATTCATCTGTTCCGACAAAAGAAACCAAGAAACTGGGATGAACCACTGAAGCAACTAGGAGAGTTTTTGAATGATAGAGGAATATAATCTTTCTTTTTTAAATCTAAATACCATCAAGAGCAAACTTCTTGAAATAGAAACTGCTTCTCACGGACTTATAACAAAAGGTGTTTCTACTTATAATCATGGAATGCCTACTTTAATGTATTCAGAACTGACTGGATTAAGAAATGTTCTTAAGCAATATGTTAGACTGTATTGTAATAAGTATGAGATTTCACCTCTAAAGTTTATCAATAGTTGGTTCAATATCTCACAACCAGGAAATAAACTCAAAGCACATAATCATGGAGAAAGTATTATAAGTGGAGCATTTTATATTTCTGGAAGCACTCCACTCATTTTTCCAGATACATCAATTAAACCTTATCCTGGATTGTTGGTTATCTTCTCAAGTGATTTAGTTCATTATACGGAAGAAGAAACAGAAGAAAGAATTATTATTAGTTTTAATACAGATTACTTATGAAATTTTTATTTTTAGTCGGTTCAGCACTCAAACATTTTAAAGAGGATGAGTTTAGTGCTTATAATGAAGAACAGAGATTCAATCAAACATTAGAAACGATTGAATGTATTCGTAAGAAAGTTTCAGAGTCTTATGTGGTTTTATTTGAGTGTTCTTCTAAACCTATTGATGAGAAACAAAAAGATATTCTTAAAGAAAAATCAGATTTGTTTTTAGAGTTTTATGATGAACCAGTACTAAAGCAAATTTATGAAAATCTTGAAGAAAGACCAGAATTGATTACTTATGGCAAATCATTGTTGGAAACAAGAGGATTACTCAATACTCTTTATGAAATTAAACAGCACAATCTATTCACTGATAGTCAAAGAGTTTTTAAACTTACTGGTAGATACTTATTGAATGATCATTTTGATATTAAAGATTATGAAAGTAAGTTTCTGGAAGGAAAATATATTGTAAAAAAATACGATTATCTTTTGGAAGAAGGTGAAAGTTTCAATGAAAGTAATCTTGAAAATGTCTATGCATACTTATATGGTGCAAAAGGTATGATGAATACTGGTCTTTGGTCTTTTGATAGAGTTTTATTTAATGAAGCGGTTGAGGCTCTTGAAGGGGCATTTACTTATATGGAAAAAATGATACAATTTACTTCTGGAACTGATGTAGAACATTCACTTTATCGATTTATAAACAAGAACAATATCATTAGTGTTCCAAATCTTGGTCTTACAATGGTAAAGGGGATGTCTGGCGAAAATGGTGGGGTGTATCATACATGAAGTTAGCAGTTTTTTATCATACATTTCAAAATGAAATTTCCGCATTTATCTACCAACAACAGATTAATCGATTATTTGTATCTGGTCTAATGAATAAAATAGATCATTTTCATATTGGAGTAAATGGCAGCCAAGAAATGTTTTATATACCAACAAAAGCAAAAGTCGTTTACAATAAAAATTGGACAGAAGAAACGGAAACGATGATTGCATTAAAAGATTTTGCGCATGAAAATCCGGATTATAAAATTTTGTATTTTCACACTAAGGGAGCAAGCAAAGGAACTTTGATTGCAAATGCTTGGAGATTGATGATGGAGTATTTTGTAATTGATAGGTGGAAAGAGTGTGTGGAAATGTTGGATGAATATGATTGTGTTGGTTCAAATCTAAATTCTGTGGGAGAAACTTTATGGTCTGATGGTACAACCACCAAACCATTAGAAGGAACTTATAATTTTACTGGAAATTTTTGGTGGTCCAATGCCAAACATATCCAAACACTAGACCATAAGTTTCTTTATAGTGATTATCGTATAGATAGAGAACTTTGGATTGGAAGTAATCCAAATTCAAATCCAAAAACAATATACCAACCGGGAATTTTTGATTCATATACTTACTATTATAAGGAGGATGATTATGTTTCGTGAATGTGGAGAATGTACTGCTTGTTGTACTTGGTTGATTGGTGATGCTTTTGCTTGGGAGTTTGGTGCAGGAAAGTCTTGTAAGTATCTGGAATGTAATGGTTGTGGAGTTCATAAGGCACGACCAGAATCTTGTAGAGACTATCAATGTGCTTGGACGCAGCATTTACTACCAGAAGAAATGCGACCTGATAAGTGTGATGTTCTGGTCTCTGTTGAGGGAAGTGGAGATGGTCAATATCTAAAAGTTCTTCCAATAAATAATAAAGAAATGAATTCTGAAGTTAAACAATATCTTCAAAACTGGAGTGAAAAAATGAATACTCCAGTTGTTTTTGTAGAGATTCCTCCAAAATAAAAGAAATGCCAGTATTTTATAATTTTATCAACAATAGAGAAAATTTAGTGGCATATTCCACTTATGAAGGGACTGTTACGTGGATTAATAATTTTCCCGCAGGTGCAACAATAACTACAGGAATAACTGCACCTGATGGAACAAATACAGCAATTAGATTTACATGCAATAATACAACTAATGCATTATTAAGAGTTAATTTTCCTTCATTCACTCCCAACGGAACTGATACTTATACGACAAGTTTTTTTGTAAGGAGAATTAGTGGAACTGGTAGTGCATTTACTGATTTAGCAGATGGAAGTCCTTCAGTTGATTACTCATCACAATTAATTACTAATCAGTGGGTAAGAGTAACTACAAGTGGAGTTCCAACAGCAACCGCAAAAAGTTTTATTGACTTATATTCTGATAACAATACAAATCTTGTTCTTGATTTTTGGGGAGTTCAAATAGAAAGAAAATCTTCTGCTGGTGTTTATGTTCCAACCTATGGAAGTATAGTAACAGGTAATGATGGATTGACTTATAGTTTTGATAATGTTTTTGTTCCTGCTGATTTGTTTCGTGAAGGAAACTTATGGACTTGGGGCACTAATTCTGATGGACGACTAGGAGACAATACAACAACTGGTAAACTCACTCCAATCACAACATTTGCTGGTGGAACCAATTGGAAACAACTTTCTTGTGGAGACACTCATACTGCAGCAATTAAAACGGATGGAACTTTATGGCTTTGGGGTAGTAATAATACTGGACAACTAGGAGACAGTACAACAACCAATAAATTAACTCCAGTCACTACATTCGCAGGAGGAAACAACTGGAAACAAGTTAATGCTGGAGGTTATCGTTCTACTGTAGCAATTAAAACTGATGGAACTTTATGGTCTTGGGGTCGTGGTTTTGTCGGACAAATGGGAAACGCTGCAACAGATAATAAATCAACTCCAGTCACTACATTCACAGGAGGAACCAACTGGAAACAAGTTACTGCCGGAAGAGGCCATATAGCGGCAATCAAAACTGATGGAACTTTATGGGTTTGGGGTGATGGATCTTTTGGAAGACTTGGAATTAATGCTACTGGTAATAGATCAACTCCAGTCACAACATTTGCTGGAGGGACTAATTGGAGTCAAATAAGTAATGGAGGTAGTTTTTCTACAGCAATTAAAACTGATGGAACTCTTTGGACTTGGGGTTATAATACTTCTGCACAATTAGGAAACAATTCAAATACTAATGTATCCACTCCGATCACTACATTCGCAGGAGGAACCAACTGGAAACAAGTTTCTGGTGGTGGTTATCATACAGCAGCAATCAAAACTGATGGAACTTTATGGACTTGGGGTCGTAATTATGAGGGACAACTAGGAATCACTAGATCTGGTGCTGGAAACGATGCATCTACTCCAGTCACTACATTCGCAGGAGGAACCAACTGGAAACAAGTTGGTTGTAGTGGTTCTAATATATGTCGTATTACAATAGCAATCAAGACCGATGGAACTTTATGGACTTGGGGTGATAATTCTAATGGACAACAGGGAATCAATGGTTCTGGTACTAGTAAATCAACTCCAATCACTACATTCGCAGGAGGAACCAACTGGAAACAAGTTTCTAGTGGAGATAGGTTTTCGGTAGCACTCACATACATCGATCCTGTGATATAATACATAATAAGAAAGAAATAAACTATGAAGACATTATATTTTCTTGGAGGACTTCCAAGAAGTGGTTCTACATTACTTGGGTCACTTCTCAATCAACATCCAGACATTTATGTATCACCAACATCTCCATTAGGTGATGTAGTAACTGATATTGAGAAATCATTTAATACTTTAGATATCCAATTTACCTTTGACCGCAAGGCAATTTCGTATAATGTCTATAAGGCAGTTCTTGCAAACTTTTATAATCACATTCCAAAATCAACAATTCTAGATAAGCATCGGTTTTGGGGAAAGAATCTTGATACCGTTCAAATGTTTCTTTCCAACAAACCAAAAATTGTAGCAACTTATCGTTCTATTCCAGAAGTTCTTACATCTTATATTTCACTCATAGAAAGGTCAAAGCACTATGATAATTTCATTGATAATCATTTAAGGAATGATAATCTACCAATTACAAATAATAATCGTGCAGAATATATTTGGAGATATTATGTTGCTCCTTCTTATGAGAGTATGGTTTATGGACTCAACAAATATCCAGATTGGGTTCATTTAGTTGAATATAATGCTCTAGTCAATAATCCAGAAGAAGAACTGAGTAAAATCTATGAGTTTTTAGAAGTTCCATCTCATACAAATACTTTCAATAACATTGAAAATGCTTGTGGAGAACAAAAGGACGAAGAATGGGGACTTAGAGGGCTTCATGATATTCGTCCAAATCTTGCCAAAATTTCACAAAATCCTATTGAAGTAATAGGAGAAGAGAATATAAAACTTTATTCCAAGTTTGATATATGAAAACTCATTTGTTAGTTGTCGTCCAGACTCATTCAAAAGGAAACCGAGATAAAGATTCTGGAAGATATTGTGAAGCACCAAAGATCGAAGTTTCTTCAAGGTGTATCTTTTCTTTGATTGATAGTCTCAATTACGCACAAGAACATTATCCAGATTATGAAATAGAACTTCAAATCTTTGATGACCACTCGGACAAAGAATTTTTAGATATTTTAGAAAAACTTATCAGCATTGCAAAGTTCAAAGTTAATCTAACCCATCTTGAGACTTATGGTATTATGCCATCTATTTTGAGGTGCTACGAACATGGAAGAGATTATGGAAAAGATTGGGTCTATTATGTTCAAGATGATTTTCTTCATCAACAAGACTCTGTTGAACTGATGATACATGCAATTAATCAGTTTAGTTGTAATCTAGGTTCTCCTGCAAGTATCTTTCCATTCAATAAGCCAGCAGAGTATCACGAAGCAGAAAACACTGCAGTTCCTTGTCATCTTGTAGTATCAAAAGATAGATATTGGAGAACTAATTTTCATGTAGCAGTGACTTTAATGACTCATGTTGATATTATTAGAAAGCACTGGGACTTGTTCCACAAAATGGGAACAAGTGAGGTAAGTGAAACGATGGAAATGGATAGTATTTGTAGGGTTTATTATGAAAGAGGACATTTCTGCTTTACTCCAATTCCTTCTTTAGCACTACATATGCAAGGAGAATATGATAGAGACTTCTTTATTGATTGGAAGTCTTGGTGGAATGAATATGATTTGGAGAAATTAAAAACCTATGTTTAGTCATATATCATTACCAAATCCCGGTGTCACATCTGGTGTTCTTCCAGAAGAACTTTATAATCAAGTAATGAATGAAGTAAATGAAATCTCTTCTGATTTTCATTCTCATTCAAATTACAATAATGGTCTTGCAGGAAATATAGAAAATCAATATGAGTTGCAAAAGTCTATGTTAGTTTTGCAACCATATCTCAATGAAATGTGTAAGTCATATACAGACTATTGGAATTTCTACAAAAAACCAAGTGACTTTAAACTCACTCATCTGTGGGTCAATTTTCAAAAGAAGAATGAGTTTAATCCAATTCACCATCACAGCAGCACTTTTAGTTTTGTTTGCTGGTTAAAAATTCCATACAAAGTAGAAGAAGAGTTGAATGCGGCTCATGTAAAAGATACAAAAGCAAAAGCAGCATCAACTTTCCAATTCATCTATCCAAATATTTTAGGACAACTTACTTTAGAAACCTTATATGTCAATGAGGATTGGTGTGGTAGAATAGTATTGTTCCCAGCACATTTATCTCATTGCGTCTATCCATTTTCTACAAGTGATGATTATAGAATTTCAATATCAGGCAATTTAGAATGAAGCGAACATTAGAAAGTTTTTATCCAACAGAGAATTCTTTTATAGAAAATACTTATATTATTACTCTACCAAATAATGAAACTTCAAAGACCTTAACTCAAAGATGTATAGAGAGTTGTATTGCAGTAGAGCAACCTTATACTCTTTGGGAAGGTTTTGATGGTTCTTCTGGAGAAATTGTAATACCGAAACATCTTCAAGACAAAGATTACTTGAAATGGTTGAAGGTCAATCATAAATTTATGACACCATCTCAAATTGGGTGTTGCTTATCTCACTTTAGTTTGTGGTTTCATTGTATCACAATAGATAGACCTATCGTTATATTAGAGCACGATGCTATAATGGTAGAGAAATTTTTTGGTCCCTATCCTTTTTATAATGCAATCACATATCTTGGTTGTAAGGAACAGAAGTATAATGGGATGTCCGTTCAACCAACTCCAATTCATATGCAATCACCTGATACTTTCACTCGTAAAATAGGTCGGGCACATGCATATGCAATTGACCCTGCTGTTGCGAAGTTAATGGTTTCTCGTCTTCTGGTTGATGGTATTACTACAATGAACGATGAGTTTATGCACGCTAATCTATTTACGATTATTCAATATGGATTTTATGCATATGATGAACCAGGAGAAACAACAATACAAACACCCAATTATCCTTTTTAGAAATGACAAAAATTAATGTTTATTTGAGACATTGCTATTATTCCAAAATTCAAGAGAGTCCTGGAAAACAAAGACCTTCTTGGTGGGACAAAGAAAAGGTATTCCAAAACTTCAAAAATACTCTCAATCCAGAAACAACAAAATACGCAATCATTTATGACGAACATTATGGAAAGATAGAAGATACTTTCCTATCAAATGAAGAAAATATATATACGATCAATTGCGGCGGAGAAGCAAAGAGCTTTATAGAAACTTTGAAGTATATTAAAACACAAAATCATTCTCAAGATGATATCATTTACTTCTTGGAAGATGATTATATTCATCAACCAGGGTGGGATAAAGTTCTGTTAGAGGCATTCGCCCTTCCCATCTCTTATGCGACCTTGTACGACCACAGAGACAAGTATGGTGAGTATTATGCAGAGTTCCGAACTAAAGTTTTATTTACAGATTCTTGTCATTGGATGGCAACTCCTTCAACAACCAATACATTTGCTGTGAAGTATTCAACTCTTGTAGAGGACTTTTACACGCACACTAAATATTCTACAGGTGTGGAACCTTCTGCGGACCACCAAAAATTTCTGGAGTTAGCACAGAGAGGAAGAGTTTTAATATCATCACTTCCTGGTTATTCTACACATTGTCAAGCAGATTTATTATCACCTTGTATTGATTGGAAAAAGTTTTTATGAAAGTAGTTCAAATTGGTTCTAATAAAGGTGATGATGATTTATCTAAACATCTCAAAGAAAATTATAATGAATTAGAATTTGGACTTTTTGTTGAAGCAAATCCACTACATATTGGAAATTTAAAAAATTGCTATTCTCAATATCAAAATTCTGTTATTGAGAATGTTGCAATTAAAGTTCCTTCTTACAATGAAGACACATTAAAACTTTATTATCATCAAAATGATGGTCCAATGTACCATGTCGCTTCTTGTGTGAAGTCTCATATTGAAATTTATTATCCAAGTGACGGAATTAGATATTTTGAAGTTCCTTGTATAACTATAAATCAATTATTTGAAAAGTATGATATCAAGGAATTGGATTGGTTACTATTGGATATTGAAGGAATTGACTCTGAAATTTTATTAACAACAGATTGGAATAATTATGATATTCAAAGAATTGAATATGAAGAATTACATCTTGGTGATAAAAAACATGAAATAGAAAATATTTTCAAAACTCTTGGTTATAAAAAAACAACTGCTTTACATCATTACGATAATGCTTGGGAAAAATAATTATGAAAAATCATCCTGTAGTTGAAACTGAATATTTTAACATTATTAAGGGAGTTGTAGATGGTCTTCATAAATCTGGAATGACCGAAGCAGGTTCTGGATATTGTTTGAGTATGAGTGATATTGTACTTAAACTTTTACATAAAGAAGGAATTAAGGCAAGATTGGTAGAGTGTAACTTAATGGTTACACTTAAAAATCCTCCTGGATTGTTTTTAATGGGTTATCCAGGATTCAATCAAAATAATTACACTGCTGATAATTCGCGGTACATACGACTTCTATCAAACCTTCATCAATCCTCATAGTGGATGGGGTCCTAATAAATCAGAAATTATTAAAAACAACAAGTGAGGATTAAAATGAAAGTTACACTATACGCAATCGCAAAGAACGAAGAAAAAAATATTGAAAAGTTTCTCAAGAATGCAGAGAAATTTGATGATGTCGTTGTAGTCGATACTGGAAGTACAGACAATACAATTCAACTACTTAAAGATGCTGGTATTAAAGTCTACGAGCATCCACAGACTCGTGCAGAGTTTGATTTTTCAGTAGCAAGAAATCAGGCATTATCTTATGTGGAAACTGATTGGGCTTTTTCTATAGATTTTAATGAAGAAATAGATGATTTTTTCCCAGAGGGTCTTGCAGTAATCTCTGAAGAGTTTACAACATTTAAACATGAAAGGTATGATAAAATTGATGATGAAGAACCAACTCTAGGTCAAACTGCACATGTTCGTTTTCATAGAACTAAAAACTATACTTGGGTAAATGCAGTTCACGAAACTCCAATGTTTCTTCCAACTGAAGAACATCTTGGTGAGGTTGCAGTAGATACTACAATTAAGATTACTAAAAACCTTCAACCAAGTATTGATAAAGAACTTTTCTATCTTTCAATCTGCGAGAGAGAATATCAAAATAATCCAGAAAATAATTATTATCTTTGGTTTATTTTTAAGCACTACTATCAGGTCAAAAATCTCAATAAAGTACTTGAGGTAGGTCAACAATATCTCAATATCTCCAAAGCATATTTTGATCCACAAAGGATTGATGTGTTCATCATGTGTAGTATTTGTTTAGTTAATCTTAAAGAGGTAGAAAAGTCTGCAAACTATGCTTTCCATGCACTCAGTGAAGCAATGAATTTTGGTGGAGGACTTCTAGGAAAAGCATTTAATCACTTGTTAGAAATTGGAAAACTCACACAAAATCCAAATATTATTATCTTTGCAACAGGATTTAATCCAGAAACTTTAACTTATCCAGAAAGAACTCAAGCGATAAAGAGTCTTTATGATAGTAATCACATGAATTTTGTATGAGTAAAATAGCAGTTTTTGGGGGGACTGGATTTATTGGAGGAACATTTTGTAGATTATACTCACAAAAAGTAAATATAATTCCAAAGCAAAGTATAGAATTTGATACCAAAGAAGTTTTATATTTTATAAGCACCACCACAAATCAAAATGTTTTTAATGATCTTCATATAGATATAAACACTAATCTAAATTTTCTGATGGATGTCTTATCCAATTGCAAAGATAAAGACATCACATTTAATTTTATTAGTTCATGTTTTGTTTATGGTAATGATATTATAGATGCAAAAGAAACTGATAATTGCAATCCAACTGGATTTTATTCTGTAACAAAAAGATGTGCAGAGCAATTATTAATTTCCTTTTGCAAGACCTTTAATATTAAATATAGAATTTTAAGAATTGGAAATGTTTATGGATTGGATAAAACAATTTCTTTGAAGAAAAATGTCCTGGCACATATCATAAAACAATTGAAGAAAAATGAAGATGTTCATCTTTATGATAACGGAGATTATTTAAAAGACTATATGTTTGTTGAAGATGTATGTAAAGCAATTGAGATAATTTTGGAATTTGGACACCACAACGAAATTTATAATATTGCTTCGGGAACATCAAATAACTTTAAATATATTATAGAAACAGCAAAAAGTATTACAAATAGTCATAGTAAATTAATTAGTGTTCCAATACCAACTAATCAGCAATATATTCAAATTAAAAATATGACTTTGAATATCGACAAATTAAAGTCTCTCAAATTCGAACCACAAATTAATTTTAAATACGGTTTGCATATGCTTTGCAATATGTTATAGTAAACCATATAATCATTTACTATGTCAATATCAAAAATTCTTGTAGTCAGTAATCATTCTAATCATGACTTAGAGTGGCTAAAAATGACTTATGACTATGGATTTTCTCCAGAAAATACTCTTATTTACGATCGAACGCCTAACGATTTTCCGAATAAATCGAAGATATGTCACTTAGGAAAAGTTATACCTTCACCTAATGTTGGTTCAAATCCTTATGATATCGGTAGATTTATTGTAGACCACTATGACAATCTTCCGGACATGATGATTCACATCAAAGGAAATCTATTAAAAAAAGAACCCCCAAATGGAAAAACTTCATATACAACAGAGAAGAGATTTATATATGCTCTAAAAGCGAATTGGTTTGTTCCTATTGATGGTGGAAATCATATTCAAAATAATTTTCCTTATATTTTAAATAACAATTTGTTTTCTCTACCCATAGAGTGGGAATTAAAAAACTACACAATGGGGTGTGTTTTTTCGGAAGAAGATTTTAGAAAAGCAAAAACTTATCCTAGAATCTCTAATTTTCTGGAATTCATGAAAGACTTGTTTATTATAGAAGATTACCAAATTCCCAAATTTATAAGTTTTGCTCCCGCAGCAAATTATGCCGTACCAAAAAATTGCATCCTAAAGTACAGCAAAAACTTTTATAAAAAAATGATGTATTATACTGATTATAATGACAATCCCGTAGAAGCACATTGGTTTGAAAGAATTTTACAATTAGCTTGGCAAGGTTGTCTTGAAGAAAATTTCTCCTATATTGTGAATTAAAAATGAAAGAACAAGTAAAGCAATTTATTGATGACCTTTTTGAAAGTGATGAATCTTTCTTTAAGTATCTCTATAATAATGATTATGTGAAGGGAGAATCAAATATTTTTTACTCTGGTCCCTACTGGAATCACGAAGAAATTCAAGTTGCAATGAAAACCTTCCTGACTGGAAAGTGGTTATCTTCCGGTGAGGCAGTGAATAAGTTTGAGAAAGAATTCTCACAGAAGTTTAACTTTCAACATTCAGTAATGGTAAATTCTGGGAGCTCAGCAAATCTTGTAATGATTGCTGCTCTCAAGAAATATTTTGATTGGCAAGATGGTGATGAAATTATTGTATCTGTTTGTGGATTTCCAACTACTCTTAATCCCATCCTTCAAAACAATCTAAAACCAGTCTTTGTTGATATTGATTATACTGATTTGAATTGGAATTTGGATGAACTTAAATCCAAAATAACCCCAAGAACAAGAGCAGTATTTTCTTCACCTGTTCTCGGAAATGCATATAACTTTGATTATCTACTTGAGATTTGTGATCGTTATAAACTTGAGTTAATTTCTGATAACTGCGATAGCCTTGGAAGTAAATGGAAAGGTAAGTATCTTACAGACTACTCTGTTGCATCTTCTTGTTCTTTCTATCCAGCACATCATATTACAACGATTGAAGGTGGTATGGTGTCTTCTAATATTAAAGAAGTGATTGATATTGCTCGTAGTTTTGCTTGGTGGGGAAGAGATTGCTATTGCGTTGGTTCACAAAATCTTCTTTCTTGTGGAACTTGTGGTAAGAGATTTGATAAATGGTTAGTTGGATATGATAAGGTTGTAGACCATAAGTACATCTTCGGACAAATTGGTTATAATCTCAAACCAATTGATATGCTTGGTTCAATCGGTTCAGTGCAACTTAAAAAGTTTGATGAAATTCATTATCTTCGCAGATATAATAAGGCACGAATTCATCAAATCTTCGAATCTATTCCTGGAGTAAGAGTGATTGATGAGTTACCGCAGTCTGAAACAAGTTGGTTTGGTGTTCCGATTGTATGCAATACTAACAAGGAGAAACTTGTTAAGCACTTGGAAGATAACAAGATACAAACAAGAAATTATTTTGCAGGCAATCTTTTGATTCATCCAGCTTACCGACATCTTGGTTCTGGATTTGATTATCCAAATGCAATGAAAGTTCTTGAGAATGTATTTTTTATTGGATGCTCCCCAACTATAAACGACCAGATGATTGAATTTATAGAAGAGACTGTTGATTCTTATAAGAAAATAGCATGAAGATTACAATTCCAGTATCAGTAGGTGAACTATTAGATAAAATTTCGATTCTTGAAATTAAGTCTATGTTTACTAACAATGAATATGTTCTCAAAGAACTTGAGGACTTAAATCAAATCAAAAATACTCTTATCCAATTCACTCTTGAGTACATGAATGAACTGAGGGAAGTTAATCAAAAACTTTGGAAGATTGAAGATGAATTGAGAGAGTTAGAAAAAAATAAAGACTTTGGGAAAAAGTTCATTGAACTTGCCCGAAGTGTCTATATTACTAATGATAAAAGAGCAGACATAAAGAAAAGAATTGATGAGGAATTCAATTCCGAATATAGGGAGGTAAAAATGTACAATAAATAGAACAGTTTTAAAATCTCAATTGATTTTCTGGTGATCTTATGTCTGTAGGCTTTGTGAAGCAGGTTTTAGATAATGGTGGAAAAATAAAACCATTAATAATACCATCAAATGAAACAAATGGTACTGGGTTATGTAACCCATCCATACTTGTTAAAGACAATAAAATTTTAGCGAATGTGAGGCACATTCAATATACTCTATACCATTCGGAGTTAAAAAATTACGAACATCCGTATGGTCCTTTAGTGTATCTAAATCCAGATAACGACAATACACTAACAACAACTAATTTTATCTGTGAACTTGATGATGATTTGAATATTTCATACTTTTCAAAAGTAGATACATCTGCTTTTGATAAACCACCGTTGTGGGAATTTGTTGGTCTCGAAGATGCAAGATTGATAGAATGGGACAGCAAATTATTTTTGTGTGGTGTTAGAAGAGATTTAGATACTATCGGAACCGGAAGAATGGAACTTTCGGAAATTGAAATTAATGAAAATTCTGTAAACGAGGTATCGAGATTTAGAATCCCAGGTCCTCCACCCGACAAAGAGTATTGTAATAAAAACTGGATGCCAATCTTAGACATGCCCTATCACTTTGTCAAGTGGACAAATGGTACAGAGATAGTCAAAGTTGATGTCCAGAATAACAGTACAGAAAGTGTAATCATTAAAAATTGGGTTCAACATAATAGAGATCTGAGAGGAGGTTCTCAAGTCCTGTCATATAATGGTGGATACTTAACCCTAAATCACGAAACCGATTTGTATAGAAGTGAAGCGGGAAGGAAAGATGCAACATACAGGCATCGTTTCACTTTTTGGGATAAGGACTGGAATATACAAAAAATTTCGCAGCAGTTTTCTTTCCTTAATGCAAAAATTGAATTTGCTTGTGGTATGGCAAAGTATAAAGAAGATTACTTGATTACTTTTGGTTTTCAAGATAATGCCGCATATGTTTTAAGAGTACCTGGACAATTTCTGGAGGATTTTATTAATGGATGATACACTTTATAATTACATTCAAGATACAGAAAATGCTGAAAGCAATTTTAATCTTGCAGTACAATATGAAATATTGGGCCAAACTGCATCCGCAATTTCTTATTATTTGAGGGCAGCAGATAGAGCGGATGATTTGAATTTAGTTTATGAGTCTTTGATTAGAATGTCATATTGTTTTAACAAACAAGGAAACCGTTGGTATACTGTCAAAGGTCTCCTAAACCATGCAATTACTGTTTTACCAAGAAGACCAGAAGCATATTATATTCTTTCAAGATATGAAGAGTGGAATAAGAGTTATACTGAAGCATATACACTTTCAAATACAGCTTTAACTTTTTGCGATTTTAATCAAGAACCACTAAGAACCGATGTTGAGTATCCCGGAAAATATGGGTTAATTTTTGAAAAAGCAGTTTGTTCATATTGGTGGGGAAAATCTGAAGAGTGTAGAAGATTGTTTAAAATATTGGTTGATGATTATTATGATCAAATGAATGATTCTCATAAAAAATCAGTTAAAAATAATTTTAATGTTTTAGGTATGGATTTCCCATATCTTCTTGACGAAGATAAAACAAAATTAAAAGGATTTCCTTCGATATATTATTTGAGTTTAGAAGAATCCATTGATAGAAGAACTCATTTAGAAAATCAATTTAAAGAATATGATATTGAAAAAATTAACTCAGTAGTATCCAAAAGATTTATAGAGTGTAATGATATTCTTCATGGTCAATATGTTCACACTTTGACCAATGCAAGTAAAGGATGTTGCACTTCTCATATGAGATGTATTAAGAGGTGGTTAAATGAAACAGATGAACCTTATGGATTTTTTTGTGAGGATGATCTTTCATTAGAAACTATTAAGAATTGGAACTTTACTTGGGGAGAGTTTGTTGATAATTTACCCTCAGATTGGGAATGCGTTCAACTTATGTGGGTCAGAGATCAAATGACCGATATTAAAGTTAGGGAAAGACAATTTGATGACTGGTCTGCGACTGCATATATCCTTAAAAGAGAGCGTGCTCAAAAAATAATTGATACTTATTACTATGATGACGAATTCCATTTTGATATTCCAGAATCTAATCTGCAACCAATTGTAGAAAATCTTGTTTTCTCATTGGGAAAAGTTTATACATTCCCACTATTTGTTGAAGAAATTAAAAAGTTTGATACTTGTATAATCAATAGTGAAGAATTTAATGGTTTAAAGGATGATTGGGTAATTGTAGATGGTCAAGGTCCAGCTCATATTAGGTCTTATCATCAAATTGCAGAATGGTGGAAGAAAACTGGATTTAAATTAAAAGCAGACCAAATTCCTAAATAAAAATAAAACTTCTGATGCCCAAGATTAAGTCACATAAAACAGTTGAGCAAATTGCAAAGAAACATCGTCTTAATGTTTCTTTCATACAAAAGCAACTTGACATGGGTGAACCAATTGAGCACGAGCATACTCAAGACCACGAATTGGCAAGAAATATTGCTCTTCAACATCTTGACGAAATTCCAGATTATTATACTCGCCTTAAAAAGATGGAGGCAGATGCCAAGAAGCATCATAAAAAATTTAAAGATGTTTCTGAAGGCAATCTCCATAAGTGGTTTAAAAGTAAATCAAAAGACGGAAAACCTGGTTGGGTCAATGTTGTAACTGGTGGCACATGTGCAAGTGATGAACCAGGTGAAGGAGTACCTAAGTGCGTCTCTTCATAAAAAAGAGCAAGTATGACGCCAGCAGAAAGACATTCGGCAGCAAGAAGAAAGAAAGCAGCAGATCCTGGACAACAACAAAAAACTGGTGCGTCTAAACCAACATATGTTTCTACAGATAAACCTAAAAAGTCTGTAGAAGAGGAGTGGTCAGATAAATATAAAAAGTCTATAGATTGTGACAACCCCAAAGGATTTTCTCAGAGAGCTCATTGCCAAGGAAGGAAGAAAAAAATGAATGAAGAATCTGATAAGAAAGGAAAAGGTAGTGGCAAAAAAGATGCTTGCTATAATAAAGTAAAATCGAGATATGATGTTTGGCCAAGTGCATATGCATCCGGAGCACTTGTCAAGTGTCGTAAAGTCGGTGCTGCAAACTGGGGTAATAAAACAGAGGAAACTCATATGCACGAAGAAGAAAGATATTGTCCTCTATGCGATAAGAGAGAAACAAGATCAGAATGCTCCTACGGCGGAAAAGCGTGGGATAAAGTTTCTGTTAAGGATGAAGAATATTCAATGGCTCGTGGAGAACTCCAAACAATTGCAAATGCAGTAAAAAGATTGCAAACTAAGTTCTCTAAAGGAGAAGGTGATTTGGAAGCATGGGTCCAATCAAAAATTACAAAGGCAGCGGATTATATTGATACTGCAGCAGATTACCTTGATAGTGGGGAGCATGAGTTTGACGAAGCTTGTTGGTCTGGTTATAAACAAGTAGGAATGAAAAAGAAAGGAAAGAAGACTGTTCCAAATTGTGTGTCAGAAGAGAAAAAATTAGTTGATAAAATTTTAGAAGACTGTGGTTGCTCACATTCTCCAAAGAAAGTAAAGTCTAAAAAAATGGTAATGCCAGAGCAAACTATTGAAGATTTGGATGGAAATACATTTGCCGAAGTCATTGACATTATCAAACCAGAACCAATTAAAGGAACTGCATCAAAGCCGATTCAAGAAGCAACAAGACTTCAAGCACAAACTGGAAATGTAATTGCTGTAACTCTTTCATGGAGAGGAAAATATTATTCACTTAAGATGTTTTTCCCGCAAGTGAAGACACCATCAAGAAAAGAAATTAATGATGAGATTCAAAAAGTTTATCCAGGTTCAGTAGTTGTATATCATTCTATCTCAGAAATTCAACCAGGTCAACCACTAATTCAAATGGTTGGACCACAAGGAGGAAGTTCTGCAAAACCAGGACCAAACAAAAATTATGTAAAACCAATGGGTGAAGGAGTTGAATTGGAAGAAGGTGAGGCATGGCAAAATAAGGAAGGTAAAAACTCTAAGGGTGGTCTCAACGAAAAGGGAAGAAGGTCTTATGAAAAGGCAAATCCAGGAAGCGACCTCAAGGCACCTTCAAAAGAGGTTGGAAATCCTCGCAGAGCGTCATTCTGTGCCCGGATGTCCGGAATGAAAAAGAAACTAACATCAGCAAAAACAGCAAACGATCCTAATTCAAGAATTAACAAGTCTCTTAGAGCTTGGAACTGTTAATTTGGAGTTGATTTATTATGCCAAATGATGTTTATCTTGGTAATCCGCTTTTAAAAAAAGCAAATACCCCTATCGAATTTACTCAAGAACAGATTCTTGAATTTGTGAAGTGTAAAGATGACCCAGTTTACTTTGCAAACAATTATGTAAAAATTGTAACTCTGGATCATGGTCTTCAAACATTTAAACCATATCATTTTCAAGAGAAGTTAATTAATAACTTCCACAATCACAGATTTAATATCTGCAAGATGCCACGACAGACGGGAAAATCAACCACTGTAGTATCTTTTCTATTACATTATGCGGTATTTAATGATAATGTAAATATTGGCATTCTTGCAAACAAAGCAGCAACAGCAAGAGAACTTTTAGATAGGTTACAAACTGCTTATGAGAATCTTCCCAAGTGGATGCAGCAAGGTATTATATCCTGGAATAAAGGATCATTGGAGTTAGAAAATGGCAGTAAGATATTGGCAGCTTCTACATCTGCAAGTGCTGTCCGAGGCATGTCGTTCAATATCCTCTTTCTCGATGAATTCGCTTTCGTTCCAAACCATATCGCAGATTCCTTCTTTGCATCTGTTTATCCTACTATTACTTCTG